TTCTGCTATTCATGTAAGTCCTGAAGATGGAGAGAATTTTTATCTATGGAAACATATGATGATTAATTCTATTTTTAATACTATTAAAAAATTTAAACCTAATAAAGTAATACTAGCCGCAGATAAGAAAGGTAATTGGAGATATAATATCTACGCTCAATATAAATCAAATCGAAAGGAATTTAGAGAAAATTCAAAAATTAACTTTGATAAATTTTTACCAATATTCAATGATTTTATAGAAGATATTAAAAATACATTTACAAAATTATATGTTTTAAATATTGAAAAATGTGAGGCTGATGATATCATTGCTATACTTTCTAAGGAAACATTTAAGAATAAAGAAGTTATAATTGTATCTAGTGATAAAGATATGAATCAATTATTAAGTAATAGAAAAATTAAACAATTTGATGCTATGAATAATAAATTCATTGAATGTTTAAATCCTAAAAAAGATTTAGATATCAAGATATTAGTTGGTGATAAAGGAGATACTATTCCTTCGGTTAAGAAAAAAGTAGGAGTTAAAACTGCTGAGAAAATATTAAACGAGGGACTTGATACTTTTCTTAATAAACCCGAAAATAAAGAAATTAAAACTAATTGGGAACGAAATAAAATTCTTATAGATTTTAATTTTATACCAGAAGATATCAAAAAAAGTATTATAAATACATACAACGAATATCAATTAAATGATATTCAAAGTTCTAAATTAATGACATTTTTTATTAAAAATAAAATGAATAAGCTCATGTCAGAATGGCAATTAATGAGTCCAATTTTTAAGGAATTGAATTGAATGTTATATAATAAGGATAAATGTTTTTCTCAAGGTGAATATCGACTAGAAAACCCTAACAAATATATAGGAAAAGGATTACCGATTTATAGAAGTTCTTGGGAAAGAAGATGGATGTATTGGGCTGATAATAATAAAAATATTATTAAATGGTGTAGTGAATGTATAGGTATAAAATATTATTATCCAATAGATCAAAGAATACATACATATTTTCCAGATATGTATATTGAAGTTTTAAATAATACTAGAACTATTGAAAAATATATTGTTGAAATTAAACCTAAAAAAGAATTATCCCTACCTAAAAAACCTAAAAACAAAAATGCAAAAGCCAACAAAAGATATTTAATTGAATCGGCTGAATATGTTAAGAATACACAAAAATGGGAAGCGGCAAAAAAATATTGTAAAGAAAGAGATTTGACATTTAAAATATTAACGGAAGATGAACTTTTTTAAAGGGATGTGATATGGAAAAGAATTTTTTCAAAACTGATGCGGCGTTTGAAAATTGGAAAAAGAATTACCAATTTCAAAACGAAACTCCACTTGAAACATTTAAAAGAGTAGCAAAAACTCTATCTTCGATAGAAAAAAATCCTGCTGAATGGGAAGATATATTTTTAAAGACTTTAGTAAAATTTAATTCAGAAGGAAATCCTATAGGATTAAAATGTACAACAGGTGGAAGAATAACAGCAAATATAGGAACTACATTTAATAATGCTACTCTTATGAATTGCTTTATAAATGGTCCTGTTAAAAATGCTGAACTTAAATATATCAGAAGTAATGAAGACAAAAGCATTCAATATGAAGTCAATATTAAAACTCCTGAAACACCAGATGATCTTGTTAATATTTTCTTAACAATAATGGAACAAGCTAAAACATTAGCCTCTGAGGGAGGATATGGTATAGATTTTTCTTGGATACGTCCAAGAGGAAGTATTATCAAAGGAACGGGAATTCAACATCCTGGGGTTATATCTTATATGAAAATATGGGATTCTGTGGCTGAATGTATAGTTAAAGGAAACAATGATGGATATACAGATAAACTTAAAAATTATTTTAAAGATGAAGAATTTGAACAATTAAAATCTACACTTAAAAAACAAACTAGAAAAGGTGCAATGTTATCAGTGTTGCGTTGTGATCATCCAGATATTGAAGAATATATAAAAGCAAAACAAGAATCTGGTAATCTTACTAAATTTAATATGAGTGTGGGTATTACAGATGAATTTATGATTGCATTAGAAAAAGACGAAATGTTTAATTTAAAATTTAATAAGAAAATATACAAACAAGTTAAGGCTAGAGATTTATATGATCTTATTATGCAATCTGCTTATAATCGTGGAGAACCAGGAGTTATCTTTCTTGATAATGCTATGAAAAATAATCCTATTTCTTATGTAGGAAAAATAACAGCAACTAACCCGTGTGGAGAAATTGGTGGAGTTGGAGATTTAACAACTGTATGTTTATTAGGCTCTTTAAATTTAACTCAATATGTAGAATTAAATTCTGAAAAGAAACCATATTTTGATTGGGAACAATATAAAATAGATATTAAAAATTTTACTAGAATGTTAGATAATGTTTGCGATCTTACAAAACTACCTTTACCATCATATGAAGTAGCTGTTAAAAATTATAGACAATTTGGAATGGGTATCAATGGACTAGGCTCAACAATGTTAATGTTAGATATTCCATATAATTCTAAAGAAGCTTTAGAATTTGTAAAACTTATATGTTCTATTAAAGAAAATCTCACATGGAAAACATCAGCATTATTAGCTAAAGAAAAAGGATGTTTTCCAATATATGATAAAAACAAATTTACTAATACTGAATATTTTAAATCAGATAGAATAACAGAAGAAACTAAAGAAATAATTAAAAAATATGGTGTACGAAATGCAAAAACTACAACTGCTCCACCTTTAGGAAATAGTTCTATTCTTTCTGATAATTGTTCTAATGGAATCGAACCTATTTATTCTTTAGAAGTAGAAAGAAAAATTGTATGTAATTGCTGGCCTGAAGATTTGACAAAAGATAATATAAAAATTTTTCTTAAAGAAATAAAGAAAAAAGATTATATTTATTGGGAAGGTGAATATAAAAATAGAAAATTTTATTATGAACCTTATAATAGAGGATTGTGCGAAGTTGTATATATTAGAGATTATGGTTATCAATGGTTAATAGATAATTTTGGTAATGAAAAAATTAAAAACAATCCATCCATAATTACAACTAAAGATTTAACAGTAGACAATCATTTAAATATTCAAGAAATAGTACAATTTTATAATAATCAAAGTACTAGTAAAACTGTTAATATTCCTAATAAATATTCTTTTGTTGATTTTAAAGATTTATATATTAATGGATGGAAAAAAGGACTTATAGGATTAACAGCATATAGAGAAGGATCAATGGAATCTGTTTTAGAAGATCGTTCCAAAGCTGAACAGAATGAAGAGATAATTAAAAAAGATTTAAAACTTCCTAAAGTATTTCTTAATGGTCCTACTCAAACTATTAAACGTGAAGGAATGAAATTTTATATTCATTTTAGTTATTTACCAGAAGATAAAGAAATGAAATTTCCTGTTTGTTTGTGGATTCATACTAATCAAAAAGGGGAAACAATCGCTTGTAATAGAGCTTGTAAATCTATTATGAAAATGGCTATTGAACTAGGATTGTCTGATAAAATTGTAGAAGATGTTTGGGATAAATCTTTAGGAGATATTTCTCCTAATAGACTAGCTAGAATGATATCATTATGTTTGAGACATAATATTCCAAGAGAAAAAATTTTATCAACATTAACAGGAGTAGAAGGAGATAATATTTCTTCATTATTAACGGCTGTAAGAAAGTTTATAGGTAGTACAATTGAAGATGGAAAATCAATTAAAGGAATTAAATGTCCTCAATGTGGAAGTACAGAAGATATGATTATGCAAAGTGGATGTTATGTTTGTAAATGTGGATATGCCGGATGTAGTTAATTTATTGACATATTTAAAATAATATATTATCTTTAAAGGAGATATATGAAAACAAAAAAAGGATTTAAAAAAGTTAAAATTAATTTAACCGAAAGCGAAATTGCTAAAATAGCAATTTTAGCCCATGAAAGAGATATTACCTTCAATGAATATGTAAATGAGATTTTAAAAGATTTTATGGATAAAATCGAAAAAATATCAAAAAAGCAACGTAAAAAAATATTAAATAAATTAAATGATAAAGGGGTAACATATGAAAGTAGAAACGCTTGAAATATTTGGATTCTATTCAACAATTGTAAAAGCTTTAAGACTTCCGTTTAAAGGACAACATAAAAGCGATACATGTGTACAAGATTTAAAATATCCGGTTCAAAATGAATCTAATGTTGTTATGGGTGGATATGTTATCGAAATTGGTCCTAATGATTTAAGATTATTATCTAATTTAGTTTTAAATGGTGATGAACATGCTAAAGCTGTAAGAGGTATTATTGTAAGTGCTGAAATTGATGCTCC